GGGGTAGATCCCCCGCCGAGATACTCGGGCCGTTGTAGTCTGGCGTCAGGTGATGTGACGCCAAAGTGTGCCTTTATGAGTTCGGTGTACCTGGTGCCGCCCCTGGCGTCACGCTCGTACATTTTCTGGATTTGAAAGGCCTGGCGGAGTTGATTGATTGTGGCGCTGGTTGCGTTTGTCAGGTCAGCATTAATTTGTGGATACCATGTACCATCTGTTGCCTGAGTGCCGCGAATAAATACGTTGCTATTATCAGAGCCTACTTCTTTGTGTGTTTCGTATTGCCTTTGACCTGGGTCACTTTCATAACGTGAGTCATAGATCGGCAGGGTTGATTGTTGCCATACCTGGTCTGTAACGCCTATGCCGGCTATTGGCGCCGATTCGCCTAATGGAATGTCCACGCCTGGGCCTTTCTGGGGCCAGGGTAACGCGGACGTAAAGTAATCATGGCGCTTATTACGGTATCCAAGGTATAGCATTGAGCCGGTGGGATCCGGCCCGTCGTCTGAGTATTCAGGCGATTTGTCTATCAGGTTCTGATCTCGGAACCATTCGTTAAATATTTTTACATATGCCCTTGAGAATAGGGCTGAGTGAGTGAATCCTTCCACTAGTGTGGGGATCCCCAGGTAGTCGGCAAGTGAGCCTTCCACGTATCCGCCTACCGGCGGTGCCACCTGGGGCACCATGTAGTCGATTGAATCTCCTGGGTTGTCCTGCTCTCCCATCATTTTCTGCCAGTTATCCCAGATAAGGCGAATGGGGACAGCGAAGTAGAAGGTGTCCAGGTACATATTATCCATAATTGGATGGATTGGGGTTGCTAAGCGGGCAAAGCCGCTTGTTTTCACGTTAAAGGTGTCTCCTGGTAGCGCTTCGTCGACCAGGAAGGGGTATAAGATTCCGGCATTCATGGTGGTTTTGTAGCCGTGTGATCTATCGAAGGAGGAGCGGGGTATTTCCGCTTTGGGCACCTGGGAGAAAGAGTGCCCTTGTGATCTGCTGTATCGTTTAGCCATTATGCTACGCCCTCAATTTTCTTTTCGGTGGGTTGTTCTTCGATGGCCTGGAAGGCATCGATTTCGTGTGCCATACAGATAAGCTTTTTTGTTTCGTAAGGTACGAAGTTTGCTGTTTCGTCGTCGTAGGTGCCGAGTTCCCAGAGTGAGAAGTCCATCGGGTGACGTCCTACTTCTGTATTTGTATCCAGGGTGAGATCTTTTACTGCGCGGATAGCTACCGCTTCGTTAATCATTGCAAAGGGCTTGTTATAGACTTTGCTTTTTTCGTCGTAGATTGCATACATGACTGTAATCATTGTTGATTCCTTTTGTTTAGATCGTTGATTTTTTTAAGCTTTAGCGCTTCTTTAACCCTTAATCGTTTTATTGAAAACTCGGGGTCGTCGGGATCGTAGGATTGTTGCCTTTTGGTTTTGATTGGCTCATAAGCCTCGTAGTGATCCCTGGCGTATAGCTTGTGGTAGTAGTCTGGCGCCGGTATTTTTGTCCCGTTCACCGTGATAAATCCTTTATCCATGTCGTGACGGTATTTTTTAAACCAGTCAGCGGCGATGCCTGGATGATTGGATTGTGAGCCGTATTCCGGCTCCAGTTCGAATTGTTCGCCCGTTGCGGGATCTATTCGCCTGTAGTGTTTTTCGGCTCGGTCGCCGTTGATTTTCTTTGTGCAATATCGAGCGACATATGCAGCGCTTTCGAAGGTCATTTCTCCGATCCAGTGATTTCCGTGTGTCCAGGCTTGCGCAAGTAACGGAGATGTATACAGCACATCCCCGTGTTTACCTGTGGATATGGCTTCTTTATCCGGAAAGTCATATCCGAATATGATCGCATGATAATGCGGTCTGCCCAGGTGGTTGGGAGAGAATGGATCTTGTTCTGTGCCGTATTCACCGCACATATAGTACCTTATTTTTTTTGGGTGTAAGCGTTTTCTTAATCGTTTTATAAAGGTTTGAAAATGCTTTTTGTCTAGCGAGTGGTCGTGGGGTATCGACTCCTCCGCGTAGGTCAGGGTTATGAAAGAGCTCGCGTCGTGCTGTTGCGCCTCGTGCACGCAACGTATAGCCCATTGGCGACTTCTTTCCAGTCTGCACCCTATACACCGGCCGCAGGCCACTGACATAGGTGCGTCTTGCTGTCCGGACTTTTGATCGAATACAACGTAGAAATTTCCGTTCTCGTTTGGGTTTTTCGATCTGTATCCTTCCAGTGGGTAGTAGCATGGCATCGGTATACGGCACTACAGCCGGATCCCGCCGCGCATGTTAGAGCCGCCAACAGCGTTGCGGCTATTTGTTTTGATAGCTGTCCTGGTAAATAATTTTTTAGATTTACGTTTTGACATCTTTTTACGTCGCATTTTTGGTGCTCCTGGTTGGGTTTTTTTGGTGTTTCCACCCTGGGGGTGTCAACTAGACCATTTACAACAAGTGATATCATGGTCTGTTTGTGCTCGTCAAGGGTTTTTCTTTCGTCGTTTGGTTCGTCGTTAGGTTTTGCCTGATACGAGCAATGTAGGCGTTGCCTAGTTTTTTGTTTAAGTGTGCCGAGTCGCCGGACGGCAGAAAATCTGCCGCCCGACTCGTCGGCTGAGTGTTGTACCAGTGCTGGTACATGCTAGGAGCGCCTGACGTCATGTGTCAGGCATTTACCGGCGGTAGGGGTATGTTACCCCTGCCTTCGGTTTGGTCGCCCTCACAGGGTTCTGTAGGGGCTTGTGGGGGCTCTTGTGGATTTTGAGTGGTTGGAGTGTCGGGAAGGTGGATAGTTGAGAGCCCGTATTCCGCTATCGCTTCTTTGTTAGCAGGATCCTGCATAAAATCGACGAATTTGGCGGGATCGTTGTCGAAGTCCGCCCTGATATGGCTGGGGACTGTTTCGAACATCGATTTCGCTTCGGCGATTATGTTTTGCGCTTCCTGGAATTCAGGATAGCTTGCGAAGTGCCCATAGGTGCCTTCGTATTGGGCGACGTGGTTAAGTACGCCCGTTTTGCGGTATTTCCGCATGATTGTATGAATATCACACGATTCAGCGTGTGATTGTTCTGTGAGTGAAGGTGAATTTTCGAAGCTGATGCTTACGCGCCTTCTGTATTTGCAGGGTGTTTGCATTTTAGTTTCCTTTTAGTTTACGCCCAGTAGTGCCGATTTTACTGCCTACCTGGTCGAGTGGTTTGAAGGTTGTGTTGCCTGGCTTGCTGCCGCGGCCTTTACCCAGGGCGAAGCCACCTATTCCGGTGGCTATACTGGTGAAGCCAGGGCCGAGTGCCTGCATGTATTTTAGAACGGGGTATTGATCGTAAAGTCCGTTCATCATTTCTGTTTGATAGGTGTCGGCGTCAGCGCGTCTAGCGTTAGCTTGTGCCAGATCGCGTTGCGCATTGGCGAGCTCAGTGCCCGCCACTACCTGTTCCTGTTGTTTGATTTTGACGCCTGTATCCGCCTCTACCTGTTTGATAGCCGCCCTGGTCTGGCGGTTTCTGTTGAAGGCTCCTTCAACATCTTTTGCGGAGTTTTGCATAGTAGCGGCGGATCCTTGGGGGGTCGAAGCCCCCCCTAGTTTTGCCGATAGTATGGGGTTCAGCCCAGCAGCGATAAGGTCTTTGACCTCGCGCTGGTGAGCTGTATTGGACATTCTTTCCTGGAATGCCATCTGCTCCCGTGAGAGCTTTTTATTTTGGCGGTTCGCTCGCTCCTGGCCTGCAAAGCCAATCGCGGCGGCGCCTATATCTCCCCAGCCCATTAGAAGTGATCTATTAGTCCGGGAGTACCGAACATGGGCATGGGTCGTGCGCAGGTCATGCGGTGATAGAAGTCCGCAATGAAATGCGGTTCTCCTGGTACTGCAATGACGCGATCGACGGGTGGATTTTCCAGGATGAAGTCTCTGCCCAGTGTGGGCAAGGTTTCGAAGTCTTGGGCCAGGTGCCAAGCATCAAGGGAAGTCGCAGAGTTACTGCGAAACTTTCCTGTTATGACCGATGGTTTATAGCGGTATTCCGCGAATCGTTCCTGGTATCCAAATACCAGTTCATCGTCGGCTGTGCCCTGGGTCATGATTTCTTTGTTTTTGATTTCCTGTTCCCCGATCATGGAGAGCGCGGGCCAATAGAAATCAAGTTTGTCCTTACGAGAGAACATGCGGTTTAAGCCCTGTTGATAGGACAGGTCTGCGCGGACGTTAACGAGTCCTATTATGATGCAGTGTTCTGTAAAGGATTTTGTGAAGCCGTTGTTCTGGAAGCTGGCGATACCGATGCCGCCGAGACGGCCTAGGGTTCCTTCATCGTCTTGGGCTTCGTACGTTGAGTGTATGGGGCTGATGTTCACGGGGGTAGATCCCCCGCCGAGATACTCGGGCCTTTGCATCCTGGCATCCGGTGATGAGACGCCAAAGTGTGCCTTTATGAGTTCTATGTATCTGGTGCCGCCTCTCGCGTCACGCTCGTACATTTTCTGGATTTGAAAGGCTTGTCGTAGCTGGTTGATTGTGGCGCCCGTTGCTTCGGAAAGATCTGCCCTAAGATTGGGGACGTTGTTTCCGCCAACATTTACAGCTTCAATATCGAAGCCCGAAGCATCGCTACCAACAATTTGGGAGAATGCGTAAGTCGCTTGGGATCCGCTGGCTTCCCATACGACGTTATCCTGTGATCCATAGCTTGTATCGCGTTTTCCGAGTCCTAAGACTGGGGCTTCTCCACCCAGTGGAATATCGACTCCCGGCCCCTTCTGGGGCCAAGG